GAACATGCCAACGGTTCACGCATGAGGCGTAACGCTTGATAATATCAGGCCATGCCTTCATTGATGTTCTGTCGTCAATTGATGGCGTAATTTCTGCCATCCATGATGGCATTAACTCGGCGGGGCATTTTCCCGCGCTGTTGATGTTTTTATCAAAAGCCCCAAGTAGGCACGCTGTTTCCCGCCCTTGGGCATCTGTGCCGTGCCATCCTCCGCGGATAATCCGGCCTTCGGCGATGAACTGATTGAACCGATCTTTTTGAGCTTGGATGGTCATTATTGTGCTCCAGCGCTGAACATGAAGGTAATGCTGGCCAGCAGCAGCGCGATAAAGCTTGCCGTAATCAGCACATCAAACGGGCTTGGCTGCATCACAATCCGGTTCTTTAGCGCTGGCGCGCTGTCCATGTGGCATTGTCCTGGGTGGCAGTTGCATTCCTGCATGTTACGCATGTCGCAGCGGCGGTGGTTTTCCATGTCTCTCTCCTGTTGTTATCTACAGCTTATCAAGCAAAAGTTAATTCTTTGTTTATGTCTCTTTTCGTTGCGCGACATGCATTCCCGCTTCATAAATTGCGATGCTCTCCTCGTGTCCTTTTGGCGTGACATCAACCGCAAGTGAGATCAGCCATTCTGCTACTAAGAGCCGAATTTGTTCAATGGCGCGTTTCATCGCGGCGTAATCGGCTTGGGCGGCGGTTTTTGCTTCTTTTTCATTCGTTGCCTTATTGCTCATTTCAATCCCCTTCCAATTGTTTAATCTGTTCAAGCTTGCGAATGACGGCCCAATGGATAAAACCAATGGCAGAAATCGCGGCGATAAGTGCGAGGATGGCGTAAGTCATATTCACTTTAACATCTCCTTAATCTCGCACACATCGCCGTTGATCCGCTCAACAAGCCGTAGAAGTAATTTCATCACTTCCATGTTGCCATGCTCTTCTACGGGTCGTCCTGGTGGTATAGCGGCGGCATTCTCAAGCGATTCAAGATGCGACAAGCAAGCGACGCGGGATTTCATTACGACCTTAGAGAATTTCTCTTCGTCATCATGCTTGCTTTCCCACCAGATGTTACCAAAAAAATCCCGGTAAACCCCATATTCTGAAAACGCAATAGCGCATTCATCGCTCAGGCGCTTCCATTTCAATTTGCATGTGTAGCTCATGATCTCACCTTAAATATGGTCACAGCACCATTGCAGGCGCTTGTAGTTGGTGCGGGTATCCTTGCACTGTCTGAAATCTTTAGATGTTTCGTCAAATGGATACAGCCAATTTTCACCAAATTGCTTTTTCATTTCGACCTCAATTCCAAACCCGTTGAAGATTATGGCGCTTAAGCAAATACCATGCGTCGGATAGAATCCATGCACATTCTCTCCCCCTTCCGCCCATGCCAGCCATGCGCGGTAGAACTCTGTAAGCTTGTCGCTTTGGTTTGCGGGTTTCATGGTTTGGCTCCCGCTTTGGCGATAGCTGCATGCCAAGGGCCAGACGTATGAAATTCAATGTTCTGTCCAGCAATGACGTTATTCAAGCGCTCTGTATGCGCAAGGACTTGCTTCAAAGCCTCCAATAATTCGTAATGGCTGTTGCAGGCGCGATGCGCAAATTCGGCGTCTTCTTTGTTGTCGAAATCCGCAACGCCTTCAATACGCCAAAACTCCCAAAAGCTTTCATCGTTAGGGCCTGTGTCATTGTCGTATTCAGGCGCGGGCCATGGCAACGCGGTATGCTTTACATTCGTATCGGTCATTGCTTGATCTCCATCATATCGGAAACTGTTAAAACTTCATCGTTTCGAGCTTGTTGATCTGCTTGCGCAACGAGGAAATTTTCTTCGAAACCATTTCATTAGCTTTTTTGACTGCTTCACTTTTTGACATAAAAAACTCAGGAAAATGATATGTTTCGACAAGACCATAATCATTTATAACTGAAGCTTGCGTAGCTTCAACATCATGAGATTCCATTTCAATAATGCCTTTCGTCAAAGCATATTTTGTCACATAAATCGTTGTCATTTCATACCTCGTTTGATTGCGTTGTTGCTAAACCATACCGCCAAAATCGTCGCACGTCTTCCCTAAGAATCTAGGGGTAAATGACGATTATTCCTCCTGATACATTGACCGGCGCGGCGGGAGTGCCTTTACCAGCTCTCTCGATTTTGGCTCTGCCTTGGAAAATCCTTGCGACTGGATGGTTTGCTTAGGCTGCGTTATGCCGAGGTGCTTTTTGCGCACCGCGTTGATCTTGGCTTTCACCTTCATTTCAGAGGCGGTCTTTTTCTTGTGCGGCTCTGCGAGCGCTGGGGCCATATTGCTTTCGCGGTGTTCTCCGCCAAGAATGAGCGCCTTGATATGCTCAAGCTCCCATTTTTCGCCAGCAGCAATCTTTCTGCCGGTCAGATGGCAAACACCCCCATGCCGGTCGAAGACACGCTGACGGACCCTTGGCGGCACTTTGGCGTCATGGTCTTTCCCGATCCATTCAGGTGTTGAGCGCGCCATCACCCAACTGCCTTAACTGCATTGCGCCGCGCTTGTTCTGCCTCAAACTCCAACATCATATGAGACGCTTGGATAAGCGACGGTGTTGGGCATGGCTCATATACCTCGATTTTTCCGGTGATCCCGCTCACACCAAAAGAAGCGCCGCATTTGAATTTAACCATCTGCATTTTTGATTCAAAATCGCTGGAGCTTGATTTATCTTGCCCGCATGCCGGACATTTCTTCTCTGCCCGCAGGCGGTCGTAAAGGGTCATAGCTTTGTCCTCTTTTTGTCGAGAAATTCGGTTAGTTTAAAAACCAAAAAGCTGCACATCCAACCCGCCCAAAAGTTGTTCAAAGGGCTTAGGTACCGTCCCGCCAAAAAAACAATCACGAATATCAACAGAAGCAGAAGCATAAATCCAATCAAGTAAAATATTTTTAGCGTCATATTGCATTCTCCTTCATATCAGAATCGCTCCAAACAACGCCATTTTCATCGCCCCATTGGATGATAAACGTGATCAGATCCGCCATCTGTGCCTTGTTGAGTTTTGATGACCGAAAGCCAATTGGGAACGGTTGCCCATTCAGCCCTGTCTCGAATTGCACCGCATGACCGCAAGCGTGCATAAAAAGCGTTTTCCAAACTTCTGGCGTATGCCGCCGGCCGTCTGGCATAGCTCTGCTAATATCAGAAATGCAGGCCCACATTTTGTCGTTTTGCTCGGTTGAGCGGGTCGCCTCACGAATTGAGAGGACCGCGCCCGCCGGTGCCTTATCGATTAGCTGTTTTGCAAAGGCGCGCTGGCTTGGGCCATGGAGGATGACAACTTGTGCCATGATCAGACCGCCTGCCCATAGTTCTTGACGCGCTCGACCAACTCGTAAAGTTCAAAGTTGAATCGGTCAATTTCATCGTTCATCGTCTTGATGTATTCCTCATCACGATAGACGCGAACAGTCAGCATAGGTAGCCTGGGCCAGTACGAGACAAAATCCCACCATTCGCGCTCGGAAAGCCAGATGTTGCCGTGAACCTGTGCTTTGTGCTCTGGTGGAAGCCTATTGCGCTCAAGGCGATCAATCTGGATATGAGGAAGCGCGCTCTTAATCTCAAGGCCACCATCCAATCCTACGAGGCTATCTGGGCTTGCGCCTTTATCGCCGTTGCGAATGAACCCAACGCGGGTTATCTCCGCGCTTTCAATGAAGGCATACATCTGCCGTGCATCGTCTTCCATTGCATGACCGCGCTCTGTATGCGCATTTGAAAAGCTTTCGCTTGGCTCACCTGTCAGGATTTCACCGGCCAGCTTTCGCATGTATTCGCTGCGGGTTTTGCCTTCGCCTTTCGCCATAATTGTTGAAAATTTACTGGCTGTCGGCAAGCCCTTCCGGCACTCAAACCATTCAGGGGTTCCTTGTTCGCAATTGAAGACCTGCATCATGATGCAGGTCCTTCCTGCATTTTTGCCTTTTTCTTATTGAGAATCCCGACGATGTAATCAAAGTCTTTTGCCAACATATCCGGCACAGACGCGATTTTCCCAACGGTGCAAAACTGCTCAATATCGGAATCTGTTTCCTGAATGAGCTTCAAGATGATAGCCACCTGTTCAGTCGAAATTGTCTGCTGTTCTTTTGGTGGAGCGTTGCCGTCTCGGTCATCGCCAGTCGAGATGTTGAACAGCATGCAGAGCAGGTATCGGCGTCCATAGGTGGCAGTGCTTCCGAATGCTTGTGTGCCGGTCTTGTTTTTCGTTCCATTCGTCCCAGCGGCGTCTACGGGGATTTCAGCCACGCCAGTTTCAATGTGGCCAGCGCTGTGAGCAACAGTCCACTTTATCTGCTGCTCACCCTTGTCATTCATCCCGGCAGGCTGGAAACTGACCATAAATCCGA